TGTTGGTAATACTGGATGACAATCTATGAGGGAGTTTGAGTCAACACTACTTGAAAAAGTAGCCTACTTTTTCGCTTCACTGGGAGTACCCGAAAGGAAATCTCCCTGAGAACTGACCGAATAAGCCAATCTTTGAGGGCTAAGGTATTTGTTTAGAAGTTGTATTCGCTCTGACGGTGTTAATAACACTGAGGAGAATCGTAGTAACTTTCGGAAATAAAGTGTGAAGGCATAAAAATCAGAGTGATTCAATGTGGAATGGCTGTTCCACACCCCCAATATTTTAAAAAATCGGCTTGTGTTGCGTTTTAGTCTCCACTATATAATGACTTAAAAACCACCAAGCCGATTTTTTTTGTAAAAAAACGTGATTTTGGGGTTGTAGATTAATATATATTATTGTAATCAATGCACATTAAAAAGTAAAAAATAAGGAGAAATGTTATGGACATTACCGCAATAAAAGCGCGTCTAGATCAGCTTCAACAAGCAACTACTAAAACGTCCTCACTTTGGAAACCCAGTCCGGGAAAAACTCAAGTTCGAATTGTACCTTACAAACACAACAAGGATAATCCGTTTATTGAGTTGTATTTTCATTATGATATGGGAGAAAGGTTTTATCTTTCACCTATTTCATTCGGTCGGCCTGATCCGATTGAGGAGTTTGCTGTAAAGCTTAAAACCTCTGGCAGTAATGATGACTATAAATTAGGAAGAAAAATCGAAGCCAAAATGCGTACGTTTGCCCCAATAATAGTACGTGGTGAAGAGCAGGAAGGTGTAAAGTTCTGGGGATTTGGTAAGATGGTTTACCAGGAACTTTTAAGCATCATCGCAGATCCTGATTATGGTGACATCACTGACCCAGTAAACGGTAGGGATATTGTAGTTGAATTCAAAACCAGCGAAGAAACTGGTAGAGCATTCCCAATGACTACGATTCGGGTCAAACCAAATCAAACTCCCGTAACGGAAAACCCTGATGTAATGAAAACCATTAAGGATACACAGCGTGATATCAAGGAACTTTATAACGAGATGGGTTATGATGATTTACATAAAGTTCTTTCTGAATGGTTGAATCAGGATTCGAGTGTAGATGATGACGATGTTAATTCTCCGGTAAAGAATGATCCTGTTAAAAAAGCTAAGAATTCGACATCGGATGTGTCTTCAGCTTTTGACGAATTATTCAATAACTAATCTGAAATAGGGCCCAGTTTTCTGGGCCCTTTAACATTTAGGGGAAATACTATGTCTAATAAAGACACGTTGGCATCAACTATTGCCGAAAGTTTAAACACAAAATTCAAAGGTCAGAAAGTTGCGTACTTTCTTGATGGATCTCACTCAACACCCACAGATATTAAAGATTTTATTTCTACGGGTTCTTCACTTTTAGATTTAGCAATATCTAATAGGCCTGATGGAGGTATTGCAGTTGGAAGAATAACTGAAATAAATGGATTGACTTCTACTGGTAAGTCTTTGCTTGGAGCTCATGTTTTAGCTGAGACTCAAAAGAAAGATGGAGTAGCGGTTTACATTGATACGGAAACATCCGTTAGTAGACAATTCTTAGACGCGATAGGATGTGATGTTTCTAATTTACTGTACCTACACATAGAGACGGTAGAGGAAATATTTCAGGCTATTGAAGATATTATATTAAAGATTCGTGAATCTGATAAGGACAAATATGTCACCATATTGGTTGACAGTTTGGCTGGAGCATCTACTAAGGTTGAGATGGCAGCTGATTATGAAAAGGATGGTTGGGCTACTAGCAAGGCTATTATTATTTCAAAAGCTATGCGTAAGGTTACTCAGATGATTGGTAGAAATAAGATTACGTTGGTCTTTACAAATCAATTGAGACAGAAAATGGGTGTTATGTTTGGTGATCCATATACAACAAGTGGAGGATTAGCTTTACCGTTTCATTCTTCGACTAGAATACGATTGAAGAATATGGGCCAAATAAAGGACAAAGAAGGAAATACAATCGGTGTAAAATGTAGGGCACAGGTTATTAAGAATAGAATAGGACCACCAATGAGAAGTGCAGATTACGATATGTACTTTGATCGTGGAATAGATGATAAAGGTGGATGGTTACAGGTTCTTAAAGACTTGAAAATTGCTACAAACAAAGGTGCATGGTATACCATTGACTTTAACGGATCAGAAAAGAAATTTTTGTCTAAGGATTTTGGTGATATCGTTAGTGGAAACGATGAATTCAAAAATTTTCTTTACGATAAGATATGTGAAAATAGCATACTCGAATATCAGGAAAATAGGGGAATTGATGATGTTGAATTTACTGATGAAGTCTTAAACGAAGATGCGTAAGCACTACGCTGAAATTCTATCTCAAATAGAAACGAAATTAACTACTTCAACCTCGCTAAACGATCATATTCTTTTAGTTGATGGTTTGAATAACTTCATCCGGGCGTGGTCTGCTTCCCCTGCTACCAACTCGGATGGAGTTCATATTGGTGGAATGATAGGGTTCTTGCAAAGCGTTGGATTCGCAGTAAGAACTCTATTCCCCACTAGATTGATTATTGTATTTGATGGTCCTGGTGGATCTCAACGACGTAGAAAAATTTATAAGGGGTATAAAGGAAAGCGTAAACCACCCAAACGTCCGTATAGATTTCAAGAAATGGACGTAGAAAACGATAAAGAAAGTATGCGTCGACAAATAAACAGGCTTATTGAGTACCTGTCTAACCTCCCTGTTACCATTGTTACAATTGATAATATAGAAGCTGATGATACTATTGCATACATCACGGAAAACGTATTAGCTGATTCTAAAATTTCTATAATGTCATCCGATAAGGATTTCCTTCAGTTAGTAAGCGATCGTGTTTCAGTTTGGTCTCCAACAAAGAAAATACTTTATGATAGATATCGTGTACAGGATGAATATAAAATGTTGTGTGAGAATATGATATACTATAGGATAGTTGATGGTGATAAATCGGATAATATTAATGGAATACGAGGTTACGCTTTAAAAACGATATTGAAAAAAATGCCATTTTTGAAGGATACAAACATAAGTAATATTGAAGAGTTTATAAACAAATCAGGTTTTAAAGATCACGAACAACTCTTAGAGAGAAACTATAGGCTTATGCAATTATCGGATGTAGACATATCTGGTAGTGCTAAGAGTAAAATATTAAATATTGTGAATGATATGCCAAGTAGACTTGTGAAGTACAAGCTTCATACGATGTTTTTAGAGGATAAAATAAATCAAGCGATAAGAAATCCTGATGTGTGGTTACAGCAAACATTTAATCCGTTAGATATGGTTATTGAGAATGCCCCCGATTAGTGATTCATTAACAAAATTTGGAAATACGTTTCAGACGAAGGTTATTACGTGTTTGCTGGTGGATGGTGAATTTATTCAAACAATTTACGATTTACTCCAAGCTGAGCAATTAGATACGGAATCAAAACAGTGGTTAGTTAGGGAGATTAAAGCATATTTTTACGAGTATAAAGCTATTCCCACGTTAGATACCCTAAAAGTTAAGATCAATACAATAAACAGTGATATTCTAAAGCAATCTGTGGTTGATGAACTTCGAGAAATAATGAAGTACATAGAAGCAACCGATTTAAATTTTGTAAAGGATCAGACTTTAGAGTTCTGTAGAAATCAAGAGTTAAAGAGTGCTATAGTCAAGTCAGTAGATATGCTTCAGTCTGGTAGGTATGACGAAATTAAGAGACTCATTGATAATGCTATGAGAGCTGGCACCAGACGAGATGTTGGTTTAAATTACGTTAAAGAATTTGATTCTATAATGGATCAGGTATCAAGAGAAGTTATTTCAACTGGGTGGGGAGCCGTAGACGGTATTACAGATGGTGGATTAGCTGGTGGAGAATTGGGAATAGTTGTTGCTCCAGCTGGTGTGGGTAAGAGTTGGCTTTTGCAAGCACTGGGAGCAAATGCACTTAGAGCTGGTATGAATGTTATGCATTATACACTAGAGCTTAATCAAGCATACGTTGGTTTACGATACGGAGCTATATTTTCTGGTATTGAAACTTCACAAATACCTGAACATAAAGATAAAGTAAAAAAGATTATCGAGGATCAGTGTAAGGGTGAGTTACTCATAAAATACTATCCATCTAAGGCTGCTACTGTACAAACTATTTTCACCCACTTGAAAACAATTGAATTAATGGGTCATTCTCCAGATATAGTTTTTTTGGATTACGCAGATTTATTAAGTGATACGTCAGGATTTGGAGAGATGAGACATCAGTTAGGAAATATTTATGAAGAGTTACGGGGTTTGAGTGGAGAGTTTCAAGTTCCAATATGGACTGCTTCTCAGGCGAATAGGTCTAGTTTAGAGGAACATATAATTGGAGCTGAAAAAATAGCAGAGTCGTACAACAAAATCATGATTGCAGATTTTGT